AGACAGGCGGCAATACTAGAAAAGAAAAGAGCGGCCTTAAAAGCAAAGTTAGGAAAGTAATATGAAAATACATAAATCTTTTGAAGGACATGTTTCACAACCTAAGAAAACAAGTCAAGCAGGTACTAAAGCACGTTGCAAGTTTTCATCAATGAACAAATCTAAAAAACGTAGTCATAAGTTTTATAGAGGACAAGGAAAATAATGGCTGGAGTAAAAGCACGTGGAATTATTACTAACCACTTAAAAAGATATCACAAAGAAAGAGAAATTATACCTTGCAAATATATTGCTGAAGGCAAAGGTAAAGGTATAATGGTTGCTCAATATAAAGATACTAGAGATTTAGTAGTTGATGATAAAGATATTCCTATTGCTTGGGGTAGAGCCTAAACACCGTTAGCATATACGTTAGGTGAGCCAGCAGTCATTGCTCCGGCATCAGTACTATCTGTAACTCTAGCAACAGGCAATCCAACAACAAAAACATTTAATGAACCTTTGTTTACTACAGCAACATGTGGTGCACAAGGTGGCGAAGGTGGAAATGGGTGTGCCACTGTAGGATCTGTTTCTCTGGCAACTAATATACCGTTAGCATATACTGTTCCTTGTGCAGGAGTGTCTAGTATAGTGGTCGCGGCACAAATATGGCCTGTTGTGAGTGGATCATTTTTTCTGCATACGTTTGGCATGCTAGTATTTATTTTATTTTACTTTGAGATTTGGTGGTGCAGTTACTATGCTCGATGTTTGTTGTTGATATAGTTCTGCAAACTGCTTAATAGTTTTAGTAATAACCATTATGCTTTCTTTTTTAAACAAATAACCTTTGTCAGGATCACCTGTAAATAAGAACTGTTGTAACCCTAACCCTTGTCCATTCATTACAAGTGTAAGAGGAGTTTTAATCTTAAAACCCTTTTCATTTTCTTCTGTAAGTTTACCTACAATTTCTTCGCCGGAGTTAAGTTTAAAAGTAACTGTATCTCCAACTTTATATGGTGCTTCTATTAACATTATATTGTGTGTCCTGTTCCGTTATAACCTGTTTCATCAATGTAGTTTACAAGTTGATCATAACCCCCAATAGTTTTTCCATTGATTTTGATTTGTGGTACAGTTCTTGCAGTTGGGAACCACTCCATTAATTCTTCTCTAGTGTAGTCAGTTCCTAAAGATTTATATGTATGTTCAAGTTGTCTTGTCTTGCACAGATTTACTGCTTTAACACAATACGGGCAACTTGGCTTTCCGAATATTTCGATCATAGTTTGAAGTCCTTAAATGTATCTTTGTTAATGTCTTGTTTAACACCGCCAACGATATAACTTTCAACTTCTGTTTCTTGTGGGGCAACTTGTAGTCCTGCACTTGACAACCAATGTTGTGTCCACGGTAGCGGATTAGTGTTTAATGGACGATCATATAACATATCAAGTCCTAGTGCTTTCAATCTCTTGTTAGCAATAAACTCAACATAAGCATGAAGAAGATTAGCATTAAGTCCAATCATACTTCCGTCTTTGAATAAGTAGTTCGCCCAATTCTTTTCTTCCTCAACACATTCACGCCATAGGTCATAAACTTCATCTTTAAGTTCTACTGCGATTTTAGCCATGTCTGGATCATCGTCACCTTTAGCCCAATGTTTGAGAATGTGTGTACTTAGGTTAAGGTGTGTTGCTTCATCTCTTGCAATAAGACTAATAATCTTAGCACTACCTTCCATCATTTTTAATTCGCCAAATGCAAACGTACATGCAAATGAAACATAAAAACGTAAACCTTCTAAAATGTTTACAGTCATCATTGCTTTGTATAATGCTTTCTTAACATCATAGAGATTACCTTGATCTTTATTAAAGTAATTGTTTGCAATGTCGTTAAACTCGTCATAGTATTTTGTAACACTAATTGCACGTTCGATAATTTTTTCATCATCAAGGATAGTATCAAACACTTCACTAGGATTAGCATATACATTTTTTACAATGTGTGTATATGAACGTGAGTGAATTGTTTCAAAAAAGTCCCAAGCAATAATACAACCTTCTAGTTCTGGATTTGAACAGTAAGGTAAAAAACTTAGACATGGTCCACGTCCTTGTACACTATCAAGTAGTGTTTGGTATTTTAAATTACTTGTAAAGATATGCTTTTGTTCATCACGAAGTTGCTGATAGTCACCTCTATCTTTTTGTAGACTAACTTCCTCTGGTCTCCAAAAATAACCAAGCATTGTTTGATTAAGTTTATCGTACTCAGGATATTTGAATATGTCATATCTCTGTGTGTTTTGATCTGCTCCGAAGAACATATGCTCTTTTGTAAAATCAACCTTCTCTCGGTTAAAAACTGTCTTTGTCATCGCTTTAGTATTACCCTTCTTCTTCGTCATAAATCCTTAAATGGCACACGCATCACACATTTCATCATCTTGATCAACTGTCTGCGTATCACCGTTCTGGCCATTTGTATGACCGTTTGTACCATTAATTATAGCACCATTTGTTTTGTTGTCAACCGCTTGTTGTTCCAATTGGTCAGCATCATCTTCAGCACCTTTGAAGTCATAAGTGTTTTGATAGTAACTTGTTTTCCAACCCATCTTATATGTTGTCAACATGTCTTTCATCATAATACTCATAGGTACTTCGTTGTTCTCATACTGTAACGGATTATATGACCAGTTACCACTAATGGCTTGGTCGAAAAACTTTTGCATTACAGCGACGATATTTATGTAACCTTCGTTACCTTTCATGTCCCATAGTAGGGTATAAAAGTTCTTTAGTTGACTATACTGTGGTACAATCTGCTTAAGAGGTCCTTTCTTGCTTTTCTTAACGGACAAGTATCCTCTAGGTGGTTCAATACCGTTGGTAGCGTTCGACACAACGGAACTGCTCTCCGAAGGCATTTGTGCGGACAATGTGCTGTGGCGTAACCCGTGTTGTTTGATACTAGATCTAAGAGTCTTCCAATCATGGTTTAATTTCTTTCCGACGATTTCGTCAACTTCTTGCTTGTATGTGTCAACAGGTAAAATACCATCACTATATTTTGTTCTATTAAAGTATTCACAAGCACCTCGCTCTTTGGCAAGTTTGTTACTTGCTTTGAGCAAATAGTATTGGAAACTTTCTGTTAAATCATGTACAAGTTTCCATGCTTCTTTATCGGCATAGTTGACTTTGTGTTTTGCTAGGTAATGTGCTAGGCCGATATAACCAATACCTAATGAGCGTCGAGCCTTTGTGCTGATCTCAGCGGCTTTTACAGGATATCCTTGATACTCAATAATTTCCTCTAATGCTCGAACGGACAACTCACACAGTTCTTCAAGTTCTGAATTTTCTTTGTTTAATGTTAATGCACCTATATTAATCGCACTTAAAATACATAATGCAATTTCGCCTTCAGCATCATCAATATGCTGAATAGGTTTAGTAGGCAATGTAATCTCTTGACATAAGTTACTCATGTAAATAGGATCTTTAAATGAACTGTGTGTATTACAGTGATCAACATTCATAATGTAGATACGTCCTGTTTCTGCACGTTCTTTTAACACTGCTGAAAATAATTCATGTGCATCCATTTTCTTTTTACGAATAGATGTTTTACGTTCATACATTTCATATAGTTCTTTAAACTTTTCATTGTCGCCTGAATAAAATGCTTCATATAATCCTGGCACTTCGTGTGGCGAGAAAAGAGTTATGTCTCCACCGGACAATAACCTTTCATACATTAATTTGTTAAGTTGAATAGAATAATCTAACTTACGTACTCTATTATCATCTGTACCTTTATTATTTTTTAGTACAAGAATATCTTCAATTTCATAATGCCAAAGTGGGAAGTGCGTAGTTGCACTACCACCACGTACACCATTCTGTGTACAACTTCTTACTGTTGCTTCATAAACTTTTAGGAACGGAACTACACCTGTGTGTGCTACTTCTCCGCCTCGGATCTTCGAATTGATTGCTCGTACTCGTCCCGCATTGATTCCAATCCCTGCCCTTTGAGCAATGTAGTAACCGATTGCACTATTACTGCTAAAGATACTAGGAAGAGTATCATCCACATCAACAAGAACACAACTGGCAAACTGACGAATAGGAGTACGCACTCCAGCCATGACAGGGGTTGGTATGTTGACTTTAAAAAGTGAGGTCGCGTCATAATATTTTTTCACGTAGTTTAAACGTGTCTCCTGTGGGTATTCAGCAAACAACGTTGCCGCGATCATCATGTACATAAATTGCGGAGTTTCATAAATTGCTCCACTGCTTCTATCTTGACAAAGGTATTTGTCTACTACTTGTCTTAGACCTGCGTATGTAAATTCTTCATTACGATCGTGTTTAATAAATGTATTTAATTTTTTAAGTTCTGTTTCAGTATATTTGTCACGTATGTTAGAGTCGTAAACGCCTCGCTCAATATTAGCATCTATAACTTGAGAAAGAGTCATGTGTTCATAAGTTCCGTAAACTTGTTTGTGAAGTCCGTATAATAACAATCTTGCCGCGGCATATTGATAGTTAGGTGATTCAAGTGATATTAAATCATTTGCACTTCGAATTAAAATGTTTTGGATTTCGTCAGTTGTCATTCCGTCGTAAAATTGTAAATCCGCATTCATTTCAATTTGTGATGCTGATACACCTGTAAGTCCTTCACAGGCTTCTTCTACAACAAAATGAATTTTATCTAAGTCTAACTTTACTTTACTTCCGTCTCTCTTGGTTATAAAAACTTCTTTAGATGCGTTCATTATGTCCTCTTTTCTATACGTTCTTTTATCATGTGTGCAGTCCAGTATTTAATACAAAAACTACAATTCAATTGTTTCTTGGCAAACCATACTGTCTGGCAATTCACTACTTATACAAACATTATTATTTTGATAGTCAATAATATTGTCTAAAACTTTAACTACATTATAGTATCTTTTTGTCGTATGGTCTATATATATTTTTATCAATACAGACGTTTTGGTAAACCTTGTAGTTAACTTCAGGGTATGTCCTATCATAAGGGGTATACCGACGGGACAATACCGGTTTTCTTTAATTAACTCCCAAGGCGTTGGCCACTGTTGAGAATTGTAAGGGTTAAGGTATTTGTCTGTAACCGGAGCAGTCTTCCAGAACTCTAAAGATGCTCTGTAAGGGTCAATACACTCTTCGAGTGTATCTCTAAAAGTTCGCCATTGTGTTATACGTTCGTCAGTATTTGTATCTAAGAACATCTATGCAAAGTAACTGATAGAATAACTTAGGGTTCCTATACCATTACCGATTGGGTTTCTATACTTAACTAATAAAGTTTCACTACCTGATGTACTGTCCATGTCATCAAGTACTGCTGTCCATTCGATAGCACCGTCGCTCGTGCCTGTATGACTGTAGTTGTCTGTTATGTTTATACTACTGTCATTTCTAACTGTAAGTGTTAACTTACCTTGTCTAGTTGTATCACTAGATGTTCCGTCTTTTACAACAAGATAATCAATGTATGCAATCTTATCTTTGGTAAAAGGTAATTTAATAATTTGTGTAGGTGCATCTACTTCTGATAGTGTTTCAGTTTTCAAACGTGATTTAGTATAATGCAATCCATCAACTGTTGGTTTAAATGGAACTGCACTTAATGAAGTTTGATTTACAAATGCATCTCTCTCAAAAAAGTCTCCAACACTTGCACATAGTTCACCGTCAAATTTAATTACACTTGTTTGTGGTGAGTTTTGTCCGTTGCCGTTGTTAGCAACATCAATAAACATATTTGAAGATGATGTGTGTCCATATGGAGTTGTGTTGTTTGGTGCATGTACCGCAATACCAAAGTCATCAATCTTATCAAATTTACAATTAGTAATTAAGTAATGTCTTGGACCTTGTG